ATGATCCGGAGGAAGCTACCGTAGCAGAAATGATGGCGGCAATTCCTGGTCAGCAAACCATAACAGTTGAGCGTCCTGCTTTACCAGAGACAGAGTTAGGCAGAGATCCCGGTCCTGTTGAAGCTGATGCTGCGGCTACTACCGCGTCATCAACGGGAGCCACCGCATCTTCGGCAATTCCAGTTCCCACTCCTCGTCCAGACAACTTCGCAGCGCTGGTTGCCGCGAGTAAAGCCAAGACTGATGAGGCGACTGCCGCACGGGAAAAAGAAGAAAACCGTATGCGTCAAGGACAACTCGGTGATATTCAGCCTCGGACACCAAAAGAAATAGCCGATGTTATTAACAAAGGTACTAAAGAAGAGCAGGATTCCGAACTCAAGCAGTTGATGAATGAGTTTACTCAGAACGCACCTAAGTATGAGGGTATGGATAAAGGTCTTGCTATTGCTAAAATCGGTTTTGCCATGGCAGCGGGTAAAAGTCCTAACGCTATTGAAAACATTGCAAGCGCGTTGGAAGACGGCGCGGACATGTTTATTAAGGATAAGGCAAAAAGAGACGAGTTCAACCGTCAAGTCGAACTTTCTGCCATGCAGTATGGTTTAGGAGAAGTTTCAAAAACTAGAGCACTAGCACGCGCTGATGCTCGTAACTTTAGAAGCGTGGTTGCAAATGAAGATGTCATATACAAAGATCGTAAATATGAAAAGGGCGAGAATATACTTGTACCTTTGAGTGACATTATGGCGAATGGTGGTCAATTACCAGATGGTTTCCAAGATAAGGATGTTTATTTTAAAAACGAACAAGCCATTACAGACCGTTTAAAGTCATACAACACCCTTGAGGCGGCTATAGCCAAGGCTGAAGGCACAGCAACTAAGAATCGCCGTGGAGAACTGGTTATTAAAGATGAAGCCCAAATTAAACGGCAAGAAACATATAGAAAAGCGGCAGATAAATTCATTCAAGGGGAGATTGGCACCAAGTACCTAGAAGAGGCTGTGCTTGAGCTTTCTGAAGATGGTCAAAGCATTACCGGCTTTAAAGGTGCGGGAAGTGAATTTATGCGGCGTGTGGCTGCGGCAGGAGGCTTCAACGTAGGCGACAAGTTTAACGACAGGGAACAGTTTAGGAAAAAAGTTAAACTCGGATTTCAAAACTTGATCAAGTCCTACTTTGGTGGCAGTCAGTCAGCAAACTCTATTTCAAACTTTGATGTCACGAGTCTGGCAGATGCATATGTTGACGCGGCGTTGCAAGACGATGGAATTTTTGCTTTGACAACGAAGTCTCCAGAAATTTTGGTGGGACAGTTGCAGACAACTATGCAACAATTTAGAAGAGATCAGGATGCTGCGTTAGCTCAAATGGAATCTATGGAAACTATGCTATCAGGAAGACTTTTACCGGGTTCAGACGAAGTGGGATCTGCTCGGTCAATCATTGATCCAGACAAACGACGTCTTCAACCTTACCTGACTGGACGAGCACTGCCGGGTGGAAAATCAAGCCGTTTTAGACGACTTGAGGCAAAAGAGGGTGATGGTGGCAGACCGAGATTTAATCTTAACTTGGGGTAAGACATGGGCGAGATAATTGTTGAAACACCTCAAGGCGAGATAATTGTTGAAATTGAGGGTGATACTCCTACGGAAGTTGAACAGGAAGCAATTTTCCAAGAGTTTTCAGGAACCAATAAGACTGAACTAGATTTAGCTACTGCCTCGATAGAAGAGATACGAGACTATTCACGCGCTAAACGATTGGCAGGTGTGAATCCGGTTACGGGCGAAGCTCTGACAGAAGATGAATATATTAGTAATTACAAAGAACCGGGTGTTGACTATAGTACCGGCGTTGACAGTGTTGGCGACTTTTCGCGCTTTCAGTTTGGTCGCATGGATGACGCCGAAGAGAAGTCTAACTACCTGAAGACGGTAGTGGGTGACGAGGGTTTCCGCGTAGATGCGCTTGGCCGTCATATCCTGACACAAGACGGACGCACCAAACTTGGCTTGGGCGAGGGTCGTGAACTTGCCGTAGACGAAGAAGGTTTCTCGTTTAACGATGTAAAAGAGTTTGCTGGCGCGACAGCTCTACCCATAGTAGCCGGTGTTGGCGCTGGGCTTGCAGCCTCTGGTGTTGGATTTTTACCCGGTATGCTCATAGTGGGTGCCGCAACCGCTGGAGGCAAGTTGCTTGATGAAGGCATCGAGTATGCCGAAGGTCTTCAACGTCAGTCTTTTGCAGATGTTGCTAGAGATGCGGCATACGAAGGTGTCTTCGGGGCGGCAGGTGAAGGCATAGGCCGAGGTATTTCTAATCTTTTCGGGTATTTCATTAAAGGACCGCGTGGTTTGACGGCAGCTGGGAAAGCTGAAAACGAAGTTATAAGAAACCAGTTTAGAGACTTATTAGAAAAAGACTTTCGCCCGACTGTTGCAGGAGGAGCGGGAGATTCGTTTCGTCCAATCTTAACTCGTGTTCAAGCTGTGGCTGAAGGAGTGTTTCCCAATCGAGCCGCCGCACAAGCAAACGCTAACGTAGCTGTTAAAGAGCTGGCTGCTTTAGGTGTTGATAAATCTCGCGTGACTAAACTTTCAGAAGTCTTAAATAGAGACATTGACGAGTATTATGCATCTACACAAAATGTTTTTGCAAATGCTCAACGTCACTTGAACGAAGCTACCGAACAAGAAATTAAGCAAGTAATGGGTGCGCTCAGAAACAATGAAATCATCCCAGCAGATTTAAGCGAAATGATTGCTATACGGAAACGTATTTTTGATGAGGACATGGATCGCATTTACACCAAAGTAAACGAAACATTAAAGAGCAATGAAATCATTCCCACCAAAGGAATTAAACAGGCTTTAAAAAAACTTGATAAACAAACCATTGCAGACATTGGCGCAACTAAGTTTGCTAAAAGAATTAACGATCTTGGAGAATTTGCTACAGCTAGAGACGTTGCTAGCATACGCACAGGTCTTACCGATGCTCAAAAAAATCCTTCATTGTTAAACGATGTTGCGGTGTATCAACTAGGGAGCATTAAAGGCGCAGTTAATCAGGCCATGCAATCTGCTGAACTTGATTTAGCCTCAAGTGTTTTAAAAGGCTCCGCTGTTTTAAAGGCTTCGGGACAGTCTTTTGAAGAATTGAGTGAAGGACTAAATACGCTATCTAGAGCAAACGCGGTGTATCGAGACGGTATGAAACGATTTGATAACTTGACTGTTCAAGAAATTATAAAAAGTGCTAGAAATAATCGTTTAAACAAAAACTTTGTTTATCAAAACCTGATATTAGATAATCAGCCAGAAGCCTTAGAAGAACTTTTTAAGGCAATTAGAGGTGTTGATACAGGGAAGGCATTAGGCGCAGAGACTGGGTTAGTTGACCTTGATGCTGGCGCTAGAGCCTTGTCTAAGGCAACATATGGTGAAAGACCTTTAATGCAGGCTTTAGAGGAAGCTCGGCGGCTACCACCTGAAAGTCAACAAAGAAGAGCGGTTGAGCGTTACGCTAGAAGTATCGAAGAAGAGGTGGCTAACCGTACCGCGATTAGAGGCACGGGTGCCGAGCAAGCAGAGCAAGTTCGTCAAGGTCTTGCTAAAATGTACCTTACAGATGCTCTTGAACAATCAAAACTGGTTGATGATTTGACTGGTGTTGAAGTTATTGATGGAACAATGCTTGCGGCAAATATCATGAGTAAAAATAAAGCGGTAGACAAATTACTTAAACCAGAGCTTGGCGAAATAAAGGAAATTGTAGATATTTTAAAAAGATCAAAAGCAAAAATAGCTTCAAATGTTGTTGATGAGCTTCAAGATCGTCCTTTAAAAGCCGCTTTAAATTCATTTAAACAAGCACAAAAAGAGTTTAGCGCGCCCGACACGGCTCAGTTAACTCGTATTCTTCAAAGTACGAATGACCCAGATGTTTTGGCCTCAAATATATTTTCTACGGTTGATAATGTTAAACTTGCTGAACGAGTCTTGGCTCCAGAAACAATGGAACAGGTTCGTGACGCCGCCGCTGGTCGTATTTTACGGCAGATTGGTGGCACTACAGAAGAGGTGGTTCAAGACGCAAGCGGTGCGATGGTAAAACAAATAAAGTTAAGTGATGACTTTATCGAAGAATTTAAAACAGGGAAGGTTGGAACCAAACTTAGCACCGTTCTTGATTCCTATGAACCTAAAGTAATTAACGCTATGTTTAAAAACCCACAAGCTTACGAGTCTTTATCTATTCTCGCTCAAAACATGACAAAATCCTCAAATAAAGCAATGGCAGGCAAGGGTGGTCTTGCGGCTCCAACGATTGCTCTTGGTCTTACCGTTGGCGCATTTATGCTTAACCCACTTGCCGCACTTGTCCCAGCGGCAGGTTATTTAGCAATGTCAAAAATGTTACGAAGTCCAAAAATTTTGCGTATGATGTTTAGGTCTAGGAAACAAAATAGTGTCAAAGAGTTTTTACAAGGTAAGATTGCTACAGGAGATCCTTATGGGCAAGGTTTTCAAGCGGCCTTACAGATAGCTGGTGCGGCAACAGTTCAAGGTAGCCGTATGGCTACTGTACAAGGCGCCGAAGAAGCTCGACCCGTGACCGAGGCCGCTCGTCAGCAAATTGCTCCTGTGGCTAATCAAGCCTTACAAACAGCGCAGAGCGCAATGACTCAAGCTCCAAACGTACAGCCTGCTACGGCTGGAAGCGCGGGACAAGTATCTTCAATCTTGCTACCCGACCCTGCGACAGCCGCATTAGCGCAGAGTCTTGGAAGAACAACTCCATGAACAAAGATAAATTACGCGAAGAAATAGCCGAAGACGAAGGCTGCAAATACGAGATCTATTTAGATCACTTAGCACTACCAACGTGTGGTGTGGGTCACTTAATTACTGAACATGACGAAGAATATGGCAAGCCAGTCGGCACTGTAGTCGAACAAGAACGAGTGCGGAAGTTGTTCGCATTAGACATAGCAGTGACCATAGACGAGTGCAAAGTGCTGTATCCAGACTTTGATGATTTTGATGAAGAGCTACAACACATATTGTGTAACATGATGTTCAATATGGGTCGGCCTCGATTGTCAAAATTCGTTGGTATGAAAGCTGGAGTTGATGCCCGTGACTACAACGAAGCGGCTGACCAGATGGTCGATTCCAGATGGTATACGCAGGTTCCCAACCGAGCTAGACGTTTGGTAGCACGCATGAGGGCGTTGGCGGACTAGCCAACCTCTCCCCAGTTGTTACCTAGTTCCTGATCAACCTTACTCGGCACCTTTAGTTCCGTGCTGGTCTCCATAATCTCCGTGATTCTTGACGCTTGCTCCTTGGACTCCACGTTGAAGCACAGTTCGTCATGCACTGTAAGTAGGGGCACCAGCCCTTCCTTGTAGCATTCTGCCATAGCAACCTTGGTCTGATCTGCCGCCGAGCCTTGGATTAGCTTGTTCAAAGCCTTATAGGTAAACGCCCTCTTGAGTATATGACCATATTCTTTCTCGGCCTCCTCGCGCTTCATAGGCTTGTTATAGCCAAAGGTCTTAGGCTCCCACATATCAAACCGGCACAAGCGACCTGACATTGTCCGGATCTGCCCATTGATGCTGGCTCTTTGCGATACGAAGTCTGCCAGACCCTTAACAAACGGAACCTTCTCACGGTACTTAGCAAGAAGTGCTTTAGCCTCCTCCGGACTAATATCCATGGTATGTGCCAGCTT